AGCAGATTATTGAACATTTAAGTGCGACCCGTGATCCTGTGGAAGTGCTGCGGGAACTCGGCGGTAGATTAACTCCAAAGGATTTATCTGGGTGGGAGCCAGCACGGGCTGCCCACATGGAACGCTGGAGTGGACAATATCCTCTGCGACAACAGGTGCGCCGGCGGGGGCAATAAATGGCTGATATTCAAGTTGCGAATACCGATGCGGATCTCTCCGGCAATACCGTCGTCACCGAAGAGAACGCCTATACCATCACGGGGCTGCACACCTTCAGCCGGTCTACCAATGCGCCGTTTGCCTGTATCTCGGGCGCGGCAGTCGTCACCTATCTAGACGCCGACAAGCTGGACGGGCAGGAGGGGACGTATTACCTCGCGGCGGCCAATATCACCGGGACGCTGGCGGTCAATCAGGGCGGCACGGGAGCGGCGACGTTCACCGATGGTGGGGTGTTGTTGGGGAGTGGGACCTCGGCTATCACGGCCACCGCTGTGTTGGGCGATGGCGTCATTCTGATTGGAGACGCTTCTGGCGATCCCACTACGCTGGATGTGGGTAGTTCCACCGCGATTACCATTCTGGGCACGATTGCGACAGGTGTGTGGAACGGCACCGCTGTCACGGTGACCTATGGCGGCACGGGCGCAAGCAGCCTGACCGATGGCGGCGTCCTACTGGGGAGTGGGACAGGGGCTGTGACGGCGATGGCTGTCCTCGCAGACAGCGAAATGATCGTGGGCAATGGGTCCACTGATCCGGTGGCTGAGAGTGGGTCCACGCTGCGGACCAGTATCGGGTGTGACAGCGCCTCAAACATTACCAGTGGCACCCTCGCCAATGCCCGCCTCCCTACCAATATCGATGTCGGCGGCACGCTGGATGTCACGGGCGCGACGACGTTGGACTCCACGGTCGCCACGGGTGCGCTGTCGGTGACGGGCGCAGTGACTGCCTCAGGCACGATGACGGCTACGCAATATCTCAGCGGCACGTCGGGGGCGATATCGCCTGACGCTACGACAAACTTGTATGCCAGCAGCGGGGCATCTGGGCCTGACGCTGGCATGATCGTTGTCCGTGACGGCTACAGTCGCTTCGGGCTTTTCTGGTATGGATCGTACGACACCCTGACTAAGTTGGCTGGGAACTCCGTGTACTCTGCCACGAAAGACAACGCCTCGACGATCAATATCTATTACGAGAGCGGGAACATCGTGTATCAAAACAAAACCGCAGTTGATCCGTTAGCCATCTATTACACAAGGCTTTTGTACTGACGGACACGCCAAAGGAGACTTAGTATGCAACATTATGACTTTTCCCTTGGCGGCCAGGGGATGAAATGGACACGTATCTGCCACCCTGTCCTGAATGACACTCACACGCTAAATTACTTTGCGACAGAAGGACCGCGAGCGGATTTGATTTTTCGCGGGGCTGTGGATTTAGTTGCAGGGACCGCGACGGTGGACCTCGATGCGGTTTCCCTCCAAACAGCTGGCACCTTTGTCGCACTCACACGCGATCCGCAAATCTGGGTTCACAATGCCACGGGGTGGAGTGCCGTGAAAGGGAGTATTAGCGGGAACACCCTCACAATTACCTGTCAGGATGTGACCTCGACAGACACCGTCCACTGGCTCGTTGTGGCCGACAGGTACGACGATCATATGTCTCCGCCGCACATGCAGATCGACGAGGCGACGGGTCGGCCATTGGTCGAACGTCTCCAGCCGGACACGCCATACGATGAACCATGATCTCCATCTCCTGGGCTGAAGTGGCGGCGATTGTCTCGGCGGTGTCGATTATCACCGGCTGCGCGGCCACCTATGTGCGGCTCGCCACGGTCAATGCGGTGCGAGACATTCTGAACGACCGCCTCAAGGACTACATGGGGCGCGAGGTGGTGGAAACCCGGCTCCAGTATCTGGGCACGGAGATGAACTCGGTCCGTAAGGACATTGATTCTCTGACCCACATGGTGCAGCAGCTCAAACAATGACCACCTCTGAAACCTATCTGACGGCGATTCAGTTGGCCCGCACGGCCTACGACGCCATCCTCGACCGTCCCGTCGATGATATCGGGCTGGCGGAATCCATCCGGTTACAGGTGGACCGGGGGTTTGCCTACGACGATCTGGTGGGGTGGCTCCGTCGCAGTGACGAGTATCAGTCGAGGCATCGGCCGACACCGACACGCCCGCAGCAGGGGGCGTTACCGCCGCTTGAGGGGCAACTCTCGCAGGACGGGAAAGCGTTTGTTGATACGACAGGCCGTCGCATCCCGCTGTTCTGCCATGCCGGCGATCTCCTGATGCTCTTTGTCGAGGCGCGTACGTCTGGAAACGAGGAGAAGGAACACCGGGTCCATACCGCCTTCACCGATCTTCGCGACCATGGCTATAGCGGCCTCCGGTCGTGGTGGAGTATTCGCTGGGCGAACTATCCCAATCGCTACTGGCGTCATCGCCGGCTGAATCCCTCTGACCATGCCCACCGCCAACTGATCGCGGAGTGCCTGCGAATCGGGGCCGAGGACTACGGACTCCAGTGGCATCTCGCACTGGGTTCGGCTGAAGAGGTGCCCCAGCATGAGATGGAGGATGCGTGGCACTGGTTGGGAGATGTCGTGCAGGCGCACCCGACTTGGTTTGCCTTGGTTGAGGGCTTGAACGAGGCGTATCACACCGGGGAACCGGATCCAGCAGTGGTCGAGCGGTGGGTGAATATCTCCCGTCGCAAGATGCCCACCGTGCTGCATGCTCTCAGTGCCGCTGATGGGGCAGCGGGGAGTGAAGAAGCTGACGAACTGAAGAAGTGGACCCCCGACTGGCAGCAACTGTATCTCGTCCATGCGAGTCGCGCCAATCACTGGGGCGATCAGACGAGGCATGCCTTCTCGACAGGCTATAAACGGGCGCCGAGGCGGCTCGGGTGGTCTGGTGAGCCACCGGGGATGCAGTGGGGCGACCACACGCGTGTCAGCAGCATGGATCACCCGGAAGAATGGACCCAGTCTCCCTGGCGCTATGCGTTCTATCTCGCTGTCACCGCATTGAGTCGGCAGGTGCCTACCTATATGTGCAGTCACGGCGTCTGTCTGGAAGGGCGCTTTCTGGATGCGCCGGCCTTTACTCTCGCGCCGCGTCTGATCAGCGATCTCCCGCCTGACCTGATGGCCTATGACGAGCTGTTTCATGGCGGGGAGACGCACAAGCATCGTCGCGTGATCGCAGCCCCTGAGCACTGCCGCGCCGAACATGCGAAACATGCGGACGGGTCCTGTGTCATCGCGGTCTACCCGGAGCGACCGGAGATTACGGATATGGACCTGACCTTCGAGCGGGCGTGGAAAGGGCGGCTCCACGACGCACAGGGGTATACCGATGTCGTGGTGGATCGCGGCGCCACGCTCCGTCGTGACATCTCCAACGGTCTGCTCTGTGTGGGGGCACTCCTCTGATGGCTTATCCGATCCAGACCCAGGTGTTCACGGTCTTCATGGGCACGCAGGAGGGCATTCATTCGGTGGCGCTCCCGGCCATCTATTCCTCCTCGGGGTCGCGGAACCTCTGGATTGACAAGCTCGGGCGGGCCAAGAAGATTCTGGGCTATGCCAAACAGAACTCGTCAGCGGTCACCACCAATACCGGGGGCACCGCCACGATGGTGCGGGCGCTGCGTCCCTACCGGCAGACCGGGGCCACCTTTACCCGGCAACTGATGGGGGTCTTTGACGACGCCACCGATGAGTGTGAACTCTGGTATAGCACCGACTCCGGGGCGAACTGGACCTTTATCGTTGATTTCGGCAGCGGCTCGGTCGGATCGATTCCTGATTTCGCGCAGGTCGGCAACACCCTGTTCTTTGCCAACGGCGTGGTGGCGCCACGGTCGTGGAATGGGTCGAGCCTGTCGACGGCTGGCCCTGCGACCAAGTCTCCCACTCCCACGGCGGCGGTCAATACGACCACCGGGCAGTTGAACGGGTCCTATACCTGGAAACTGATCAGCGTGGACGGGTCCGAGACACGTACGGCCGGGTCTACGACGAGCAACGTCATTCAATTACAGGATGAGCAGTCGGATCTGTCATGGACCGCCGATAGCGACACCGATATCACCGGCTACGAGCTGTATCGCACGACCGGGACCGGCACTAACTTCTACTTCGTGACCTTTATCGACGGACGGACGACGGCGAGCTACACCGACAATGCGTCCGACCTCGACATTCTCGGCAATCGACTGCTGGAGGAACATGGGGATGCCCCGCCGACCGGATCCTACCTCTGCGAGCCCCACAAGCAGCGCCTCTGGTGGGGACGCACCGACACCTACCCGCGTCGGGTACAGTGGTCTGACCCCGGACAGCCCGATCAGGTGGGGACCAATAACTACCTCGATTTTACCGATCAAAGTTCAGTGGGGGACATCCTCACCGCACTCTATGGGGATTTCGAGGGTATGCTGGTCGCTTTTCAGGAACGCTCCATCTGGACCATCTCGGGCAGCGGACAAATAGTCTCCGACATTATGGGGTGGGTGCGGACGAAGTCCAATGCGGTGACCGGGACCGTGTCGCACCGCTCGGTGGTTGCGGTACCTGCCGGGGCGGTCTATACCGATGCCTCGGGCACCACGGTGACTGCCAACAAGGTCATGCTGGCCTACTTCACCCCGCTGGGCGACATCCGGCTCTTCGACGGCAACAACGACATCGTCATCTCCACGCCGGTCAAGGAGACGCTCAAGACGTTTCTCTATGCACAGCGTACCAAGATTCATGCGTTCCATGACATCGAGAATGGGCATGTAGTCTGGTTCTGGACCGGTCCGGTGATTGGGTCCGACGCGGCGGAATGTAATCAGGCGGTGTGCTGGAACTATCGCTGGGGCGTCTGGTATGTCTGGCCGA